GTGTGCTCTTCCGATCTAAAGGTACACTATGCACGCAGATTTAACATTTCCCAACTATCTTTTAACACTTGTTAACACACTTTGGCACGCTTTTTGCTGTGCCACAATTACGATTATTTAACACATTTAACACATCGTTAACACTGTTAAACTTTCATAAAAATAATGTTTCACGTGGAACGGTGGTGACTAAATGTTTCACGTGGAACAGGGGGCGAATGCAGCAAAGTGTTTCACGTGGAACGTTGCAAGTGTTAACAACAGTTAATTTATTTCTTTAATACTTTTTAACGAAAATAATTTGGTGGTTTTGCAAAAACGTTGTATCTTTGCACCGTGTTTAAGAAACAATATAAGTTTAACAATTTAAATTAGGTAAATTATGAATGAGAATTTTAATGAAACTGTTTTCAACTGTATTATAGCTGTTAACGCTCTTATGACTTCAAATGAAGTTACTAAAGATGATAAGGCGGTTATTAAGTTGAACCGCTTTAAGAAGTGGTTGAATGAGTTTGCGGCTGCAAATGGTGTGAACGAAGTTAAGTAATAACAGGCGTTCAAAGACAACAGAAGTTTAACGTTTAAAAGGTTTTTAAGTTATGCCAAAAGGTTTTAGTTTTGCTAGTACTTTTAATAAGACTAGTTTCGGGATTGATACAACAGATTTCCCGTTTGTTAAGTTGGTCGATATATTCAACGATGAGAAAGACGGTGGCGGTGATGTAGTACACCCTATTAACGGTATGTACGTTCACAAATCACAGTTGGGTGATTCACCCGTTATTATTGATGCAGAAAATAAACGTCTTGTTAATTTGCCACAGTTCACAGGTGACACGGTGCGTGAAATTTTAGCGAACCCCGATGCGGTGGACGCTATCAAAGCGAACAAAGTTGGTTACAGTATTTATGAATATGAATCACACGCCAAAAAGTGTTGCGGTATTACCTTTGTAGATAAGTAGTTGTAAGGTAAAGGGTTGATAACGTCACGGGGGTAAACAGTAATTTTATTTATTGTTACCCCCGTTTTGTTTCATTTTAAATTTTAGTAAGTTATGGCAAAAAGAAATCCAATAGGGTTTAGCAAAAGAACTTTTTCATTTACGGGTAGAATTCACGTAAAAAGCGAGATTTTAACCGCTTTGGAATCTGACCCCGTGTTAAGAAAAGAAATTGCACGAACTTTTCAACAGGCAAACCGACGCATACAAAACGTTGAAAATTCTGGCATTGTTTCGCCTGCGGTTGTTGCCCTTAACAAAGGTGACGTAAAAGGGTTTGCAAAGTTTTCAATGAAACACGATTGGAACGATTTAAAAATTGAATATGCCAAAGCGGTGGCGTTTTTGCAGCAACCTACATCAAGTGCAACAGGTGCTAAAGAATATGCGCAACACCTAAAGCGTACGTACAAACTGAATGATGATGAATTTAGTTTGATGGAAAATAAGCTAATGGGTAAGATTGCAAGTGTTTCCGATGAAAAGTTTTTGGAACAGTATTTAATGCAATACAAAGACTTTACGGGTGAACTCGAGCAAGAAAGTAAAGACGTTTCAGACCAAATCGAAGATGACGCTATAAAAATAGCAGATTCGTTGCAAGATGATTTGAACGAACAGGCTAAAGCCATCGAAGAAGAACAGGAACGAATGAGCGGTTTATTAGATGATACATTTGCAAAGATTCTAAAAAGTTTCAAAAAATTTGGTTTATAATGAAAAAGATACCCTTTGAACTTCACAACGAAATTTACACGCCTAAAGATATAGCAAAGGTTTTATCTTTGGCGGTGAATGAAAAGAACTTCACAGGAAACAATAAGGGCGAAAAGTTCTTAAATGTGCCTGTTTCATTTGATATTGAAACTACTTCATTTTATCGTGACGAAGACGGGGAAACATATAGTTATGAGCGTTACATAAAATTAGGTGGCAAAGATACCAAAATGGAAAAATGTAGTTTAATGTATGTTTGGCAATTTGGAATAAATGGTTTTTGCATTATTGGCAGAACGTGGGGAGAATTTTTGCAAATGTTAGATTGTATCGTTGATATATTGGGTTTAAATCAAAAAAGGCGCATTATTATATACGTTCATAATTTGGCTTATGAGTTCCAATTTTTACGAAAAATGCTAAAATGGGAAAAAGTTTTCTCTATTGATTTGCGCAAACCGATTTACGGCATAACAAAAAGCGGTTTAGAGTTCCGGTGCTCTTATTTACTTTCGGGTTATTCGTTGGCGAAATTGGGTGAACAACTTCAAAAATATAAATGTGAAAAGTTGGTCGGTGATTTAGACTATAGTCTATTACGACACAGTAAAACCCCGTTAACGCCAAAAGAAATTGGTTATTGTTTGAACGATATAAAAGTGGTTATGTGCTACATACAGGAACTTTTGGAACGTTACAAAGGAATAACCAAACTACCAATAACAAAAACGGGATTTGTGCGCAAATATTGCCGTTCTGTATGCTTTAAGACAACAGACCCCGAAACAGGAAAAACGATTCCAAACTTTAAATATGTGGATAAAATCCACAATTTAAATATTACAGGTATGGAAGAATTTTTAATGTTACAAAGGGCATTTTCTGGCGGTTTCACGCACGCCAACGCAAAATATACCGATGAGGTGATAGAAAACGTTGATAGCTATGATTTTACTAGCAGTTACCCTTATGTGATGGTTTCCGAAAAATTCCCGATGAGTACGGGCGTTGTTGTTCCTGTTAAGTCGATGAAACAATTTGAGTTTATGATTAGTAAATTTTGTTGTGTCTTTGATATTGAGATAACAAACATTTTTGCTAAATCAGAAAACGAAAACCCAATATCTGTTAGTAAGTGTTTCGTAAAAGAAAACGTTTCCGAGAATAACGGGCGTTTAGTTTGTGCAACAAAGATTTGTATGACTATTACGGAAATAGATTTCAAAGTTTTCTCACAGTTTTACACGTGGGAACAAATCAGAATCGGGCGAATGATATGTTATAGAAAAGAATATTTACCGACCGAGTTTGTAGAATCTATTTTGCACCTTTACGAAATGAAGACGAAACTAAAAGGCGTTAAGGGCAAAGAAGTAGAGTATTTGAATAGCAAAGAAATGCTAAACAGTTGTTACGGTATGTGTGTTACAAACCCGTTGCGTGATGAAATTTTATGTGACGGTGAAACGTGGGATATTTCGCACCTTACAGGCGAAAAGCAGTTAGAAATGCTACAGAAATACAACGATAGCAAAAACCGCTTTTTATTTTACCCGTGGGGTATATACGTTACCGCTTATGCTAGACGTAATTTATTTACGGGTATCGCAGAATGCGGTGACGATTATATATATAGTGATACAGATAGCGTTAAAATAATGAACGGCGAAGCGCACAAAGAATATTTCGATACCTACAATATGTTAGTACAACAGAAATTACGTGACTCTTGTAAGTATCATAAAATACCATTTGAAAAGATCGAACCCGTAACTATAAAGGGAATCGCAAAGACGTTGGGTGTTTGGGATTACGAGGGGCGTTACACACGTTTCAAGACTTTAGGCGCAAAGCGTTATATGGTGGAAGAAGAAAACGCCCTAACAGTAAACGGTAAAGATTACAATTATAGTATTACCGTTTCGGGCGTTAACAAAAAATCTGCTATCCCTTATATGTTAGAAACGTTTGGGGAAAACGGAATCTTTGACGCATTTACAAATTATCTAGATATTCCACCTAGTGCAACAGGCAAGAATATACATACGTATATTGATTACGAACAAACGGGAACGATAAAAGACTACACGGGCACGGTTTCAAGTTACGACACGTTAACGGGGGTACACTTAGAGCCAACAGGGTACACGTTAAGTCTTTCAGTTCTTTATATAAATTATTTAATGGGAATAAGATTGAAAAAAGAATAATATGAAACAGAAGAAAGAAAAAGTAGAAACGCCAAAGTTTTATAGTCTTTCTAGAATTTTGGCGAAAAATGCCGATTACAACGTGATATTCGGTGAACGTTCAAACGGCAAAACTTATGCGACGTTGTTGTATGGTATCGAAGAATATTTGCGCACGGGTAAACAAATGGCGTATATTCGTAGATGGCGTGAAGACCTGAGGGGCAAACGTGCAGAAAGTTTGTTTAGTAATCACGTTGCAAACGGTGTGATACTGGAATTAACAGGCGGCAAATTTAACGAAGTGTTTTACGTTTCGGGAAAATGGTTTCTTTCGTCTTACGATGTCGAGACAAAAAAACGTGTACCCGATAACACCCCGTTTTGTTTTGGTTTCTGTTTATCAGAACAGGAACACGAAAAATCTAGCAGTTACCCGAATATAACTACTATCGTTTTCGATGAGTTCCTAACAAGACGTTATTACTTACCCGATGAATTTATGTTATATATGAACCTGTTAAGCACTATTATTCGACAACGAAACGATGTTAAAGTTTTTATGTTGGGTAACACCGTGAATCAGTTTTGCCCGTATTTCTCAGAAATGGGATTAAAACAAGTTCGCTCAATGGAACAGGGAACAATAGATATTTATAAATTCGGTGAACACGGGGCGACGGTTGCCGTAGAATATTGCAGCACGATTGTTAAGCACAAAGCGAGTAACAAATATTTCTGTTTCGACAACGAAAATTTGCAAATGATTACGGGCGGTAAATGGGAACTTGCAGCATATCCTCATTTGCCCGTAAAATACAAACCGAATGACGTGTTGTTTGTCTTCTATATTCAGTTTAATGAAATGACCCTACAGGGTAACGTTATTCAAGTAGAAGACGAAGAAACAGGGGTTAACAACTTTGTTTATATACATAACAAAACAACCCCGATAAAAGACACGGACAACAGTTTAATTTATTCGCTGCAAATGAACGGTAAACCGAATTATAAACGCAAGTTGTTGAGTACTGCAAGTTATCTAGAATCACAGATAACAAAGTATTTCGCTACAGATAAGGTATTTTATCAAAATAACGAAATTGGCGAAATTGTGCGTAATTATTTAATAGCAAGTGCAAGAAGTAACATTATTACTTAAAATCTGTTAAACGGGGATAAAAAGTGTTTTACGTGAAACATTTTCCCCGTTTTTATTTGGTGTTTTCAGAAAATATTAATATCTTTGCAACGTAAAATAACAAAGTTAAAATTACTATATGGATTTAAACGGAATCGTATCTTTAATTAGTAACGTTGGTTTTCCTGTTGCGGTGTGTATCGCCCTTTTCTTCTATATGGAGAAACAGAATGAACGCCACCAAAATGAAACTGACAAGTTGAACGAAACAGTACAAAGTAACACGAAAGTGTTAACAGAACTTTGTACGTTAATTAAAACGCTTATCAAATAATGAAAAAAGAAAATTTATATAACCTGTATCAAACAGAAGTTAAGAACAAAGATTCTGCATTGAATACATTTATACAACGTGTTCTTTGTATGACTTCAAAAATGTTTGAATATACAGGAACGCCCGAAACAATGCCGTCTGTAGAACTTGAAAAGATTCTGCAAACTAGCGGTAATGTTGGAATCGCCAAAGTTAACGGTGATTTGTACGCTTTACAGGGTTCACGTGGTGGCGAATGTGATGCGTATTATCGGGGCAAAGATTTTGTTGTTGCAAACCCGTGGTTAAAGTTGGATAAAACTTTTAAAATTGGTGATGATATTGTAGTTATCAACAACACACCGTTTGCAGATTCAATTTTGCCAATTATCGGAAAATATGGCGTACTTTACACCGATGCAGTTATAACGCTGAATATGACTAGTATTTTAACTAGAATAACAATGCTTATTTCTGCAAGTGATGATAAGACCAAACAAAGTGCAGAATCGTTTTTGCAAAAGATTTTGGACGGTGATTTCTCTGTCGTTGGTGAAAATGCGTTTTTCAAAGGTGTGAATATGCAAACACCACCAACGCAAAGTAACCAACAAATAACGCAAATGATTGAACTTTTGCAGTATTACAAAGCGTCAATGTTTAACGATTTGGGTTTGAACGCAAATTATAATATGAAACGTGAACGCTTGAACACGCAAGAAGTTTCAATGAATATTGATGCTTTAATGCCGTTTGTTGATTCAATGTTAACAGAACGTGTTGAGGGCGTAAAACGTGTTAACGAAATGTTTGGGACGGAAATTTCTGTAACGTTGGGTTCTAGTTGGAAGATTGAGCACGAAAACTATTTATCGTTGCTTAAAGTATCAGAAGACGGGCACGACCACACCGAAACAGAAGACGTTGACCCTGCAACCGAAAACGAAAATGAGGAAACAGAAGAAACGCAAGAAACAGAAGAAACGCAAGAAACAGAAGAAACAGAAACGGAAACAGAAGAAACAAAAGAAAAGGAAAACAAAGATGAAAATTAAAGAATTTTTCACGGCGGATAACGGTTTGTTTGAAACCATATTTGAGCCTTATTTTCCTGTTTTGTACAAATCAATTTTCGGGGAAGATACACCAAACTTAATCGATATAGATTTGCGTTTCAAATATGGAAATAGTGAACTAGTTGACGCTATCACAAACGAAACTGCAACCGATATTATAAAAGGTATCATTACAGTTAAGTTTGATGAATGGCAAAAACAGATTAAAGTGTTTAATAACGAATATGACGTGTTAAACCCTGTAACCTCAAAAGAAACTGTTACCGAAAATAACACAGTTGACGAAACAGGAAATAATAACACGGTCGATTCGAGTGTAACGTTTAATAACGGAGATTTCGGCAATGACACAAAACAGCAAAGAGATTCCACAGGAAACAGACAAGAGACACGCACGAAAACAAGTGTTAAGAATGGTGTTCCGTCTAGCATTCCTACTAGTGAAATTATTCAAAAAGAAATGAATCTCAGAAAGACCAACTTTAAAACACAGGTGGTAACAGAGATTGCAAAAGAAATTAGTTTAGATATTTATTAATTCTTAAATTTTATATAAAATGGAAGTAAAGCAAATTTATACGCTTATTAATAGCGTTTCATCTGAGGTTTTGGGCAAAACTAATTTGGTACATGAAGACCTAACAGGTATCGTTGATTTGGGCAATGAGATTTTTAATCAAAATGCCGTTGACAATTACGTTAAATCACTTGTAAATCATATCGGCAAAGTGGTTTTCGTAAACCGCCCTTACAGTGGCAAAGTTCCATCTGTTTTGATGGATGCGTGGGAATTTGGTTCTGTTTTGGAAAAGATTTCAGCAGACGTTCCACAGGCTGAGGAAAACGATACGTGGAATCTTACAGACGGTAAAGAGTACAAACAGGACGTGTTTCATAAACCAACTGTTTCTGCCAAGTTCTTTAACTCAAAGGTAACTTTCGAAGTTCCAGTATCTATCACCGAAAGACAGGTTAAGGAATCTTTCAGTAGTGCAGCACAGTTAAACGGTTTTTTGTCTATGCTTTATAACGCTGTTGAGAAATCAATGACGATTAAGACAGACGCTTTGGTGATGCGTACAATTAACAATATGATTGCAGAAACTTTGGACGCAGACAAAACCGCTTTTGGCTTTGTTCCATCAACCAAAGAAACAGTGGACTACAGTTCTGCTAGTACTGTTAGATGCGTAAACCTGTTAAAACTCTACAAAGAGAAAACAGGCGCACAGATTACCGCAGACGCAGCAATTACAACACCCGATTTTATCCGCTTTGCAGCGTATATTATGGGTTTGTACTCAGACCGTTTGCAGACCATTTCAACCCTGTTTAACGTTGGCGGTAAGGAACGTTTCACACCAAAGGACGTTTTGCACACCGTTTTGTTGAGTGATTTTGCAGCAGCAGCAAAAACTTATTTGTATGCCGATACGTTCCACAACGAAAATGTGTTGTTACCACAGGCTGAAACCGTGGCAAGTTGGCAGGCAACGGGCAAAGATTACGCTTTTGCCAACGTTTCAAAGATTGATGTAAAATCTGCAAGTGGTGCAACCGTTTCTATTAGTGGCGTGCTAGGTGTGATGTTTGACCGTGACGCTTTAGGTGTTACAAACTTAGATAAGCGAGTAACAACCAACTACAACGCCAAAGCAGAATTTTTTAACAATTATTATAAATTCGACGCTGGCTACTTCAATGACACAAACGAAAACTTCGTGGTGTTCTTTATAGCCTAATTAGTTGTTTAACTGTTTGGGCGTGTTTCCTGTAGTTGATAGCACAGGGACACGCCCTTTTAAATTTTGGCTGTATGATTAAAATTAAAACGTTTATTTATGACGGTAAACCAAATGCCGTTAACAAGACCTTACAGGCAAACGAAGAATACACGGGCGTACTGAATGCAACGTTTAACGTGTTAACGCCTGTTGTGCGTTTCAGAACTCGCACACCTGTAAGTTTCAATTATGTTTTTATAGAAAGTTTGAACCGTTATTATTTCGTTTCAGAAAAGCAACAAGACGGTGATATTTGCACAGTTCGTTTGCGTGTTGACGTTTTACTTACTTATAAGGATATTATCTTAAACAGTACTGCAACGTTAACAAAAAGTGAAAACGGTAACAAATATCTTTCAAACCGTTCAAACGTTTTCGATTCACGCCCTAATATCAGAAAATTAGATTTTCCGAATAAAGAGATGTTGAATGAAACAGGCAGTATCATTATGGTAACAATTAAGGGAAATGTTTAATTATGAAAGTAACTTATAACTTATCAGACCAAACAACCGTTATCGGTGACAAACCCGAAACGATAGAAAAGGACGAAACTTTAAATTTGACCTTACAGGCAAACACGGGATATAAGTTTGAACCTGTTCCATTGGTGGCTATCAGAACCTCAAGTTTTCAATATATCAACACAAATTTTGTTTTGGATTCCACAGGGAAAAAAGCAACGATTTCTTATGAAATCCCGTCAAATGCTTCAACCTGTACCGTTAAGGCGTTCACTGTAGAAAGTACAGACCCTGTACCCGAAACCGTCACAGTTACAAATACGTTGTCAAATTGTACTAGTTCGTTAAACGATGGTACGGTAAACAAAGGGGAAAAGATAACAATTACTTTAACCGCAAACACGGGGTTTTCTTTTTCGGGTTTTGCCCCAACTATTGACTACAAAACAACGGGCACACCGTCAACGGTTTTTAATGTAGCTAGCGACAAATTAACAGCGTCGGTGACAATTACCCCAAACGACAATTTTACAATTAATGCCAACGCTTACGAAATTAAAACGTTTGTAAACGTTACATATAATTTGAAAAATTGCATTTCAAGTTTGACGGGTGAAACTGTAGAAAAGGGCAAAGAAATTACGGTGACGGTAACGGCAAACGAAAACGCTATATTTGATGGAATCACGCCAAACGTTTACTATCTAGAGCACGGAATCCCAAAAACGGTAAACTTTACGCTAGATACCAACAAGAAAACGGGAACACTAACATTTACGCCAAATTTCAACTTTACTTTGAATGCCGATGCAAATATAATTGAACCTGTTGCAAAAAATTACGGTACAATTAATGTTTATAAAGTAAGTTTGGAAAATCTAGATACTTTCAGTAAGCAACGTTTTTCTAAAGTGGTTAATGAAACAACAGGCACAACACAAACCGTTAATTTGGGCGTATATGTGAACCGTATTAAGCGTATTTTCACAAACGTTCCTATAAGTGGTACGGATAACTTAAAATGCGGTAACTATGATACAAAAATCGTTGTGGAATCTCCAAAAACCGATATTATAGCAATAGATTTCGGAAACGTTACACTTACGGGGTTAAATGGTAACAATGCCGATTTCGATGCAAAGATTTCGCTTTTTATTCCGTGCCGTGGTTTTATTACTGTTGATAGTTCGTATATTGGTAAGACGGTTAATTTGTCTTTGAAAGTTAACATTATTACGGGTGATGCAGTGGCGTTCCTATCGTGTGACGGTGTAACATTTCAGTTTGAAAGTTTTTCTTTGTCACGTGATGTTATTTATCGAACAGGGGATAACGATTTAAATCTAGTTGGCGGTGACGAATGGAACGAACAAATTTTGTATGGTTTAGAACCTTACGTTTTAATAACGGAAAATAAAACCGTTGACGTTGTAATTAACAACACGCAAGAAAATGTAACTTTGAAAGACGTTACAGGGTTTGCACAGTTTGAAAACGTAAATTTGAACACTGCAAATTTGTTGGTAGATGAATATAACGAAATTATTTCACAACTTGAAACAGGCGTTTATCTATGAAAGAAAACAGGCGGTAAAATGTTACCGCCTGTTTTCTTATTTTTTATTAGTAAATTCGTAAGCTAAATTTTTGCTACAAATAAAATCTAAAGCACGGTTTTTCTTTGCCGTTTCTTCATCAAGTTTGCACGAAATAGTTTCTATTACTAAGGTTTGCGCTTTTAGGGTATCAATAACAGAATTTAATAACATACCGTTTGTACCTGTTGTTTCTTCTGCTATATATTGCAAAGTTTCTGTTAAACCCTTAACCGATTTCAACAAAATTTCTATCGCATTATCCATAACTATTTCTTTTCCAAATTCATTATAATTTGATTACGTGGTTTACCGTTACGTGGGCAAACTGAAACGTGAAACCAAAACGAATTTGGAAACCCCTTACGACGTTCTTTAATAAGTTGGTCAAAACCGCCTGTTTCTCTGAGAATCTTTTCCAAAGATTCCATATCAGCACAAACCAAATCAGCAGCCAAACCTTTTTGGTGCTGACTGTTAACAACACCCCCGACCGCCTTATTTAACATCGGACATCTGTAACCGCTAGAAACTAGAATCGGTTTACCTAACTTGTTACGAATACCGTCTAAATAATCGGCTAAACGATTCAAGTTATCCACAATTTCAAACGATGGCATATTGTCTATTTTTAGACGTTGTGCCGTTGCTGAGTTGATGAACTCAGACAATTTAAAGTACTTAATCTTTTTCATATCATTTATTTTCTGTTGGTGTAACAATAAACCATTTGCGAGTATCTTTGTGCGTTGGAAAACGCCCCTTAATTGTTATTGAACAATCGCCCTGTAAATAGTCAATCTTATTATTAAAAAACTCACTCACTTTATCAGAACGAACCATATAAACGGTATCGCCTGTTTCACGTTTTAACGTGATTCTGAAATAAGAACAACCCATAATATACTAATTTGTGTCTGTAAGTGTTGAACCTTACAGACGGTTAAACTTACATTTTTACAACTTTATATTCTCTATTTACTTTATCATACTGCAAAGATACAACTTTTTCACGAAACCACCAAATTATTTTTGTTAAATAATGTAAAAAGTTTAATTTAAGCCATTTTAACATTTCGCCCCTCGTTTCACGTGAAACATTAATAACAGCTTGTTCCACGTGAAACATTTAGTCACCACCGTTCCACGTGAAACATTATTTTTATGAAAGTTTAACAGTGTTAACGATGTGTTAAATGTGTTAAATAATCGTAATTGTGGCACAGCAAAAAGCGTGCCAAAGTGTGTTAACAAGTGTTAAAAGATAGTTGGGAAATGTTAAATCTGCGTGCATAGTGTACCTTTAGATCGGAAGAGCACAC